CGTGCAAAACGCAACCAAGTTTTGTAATGCTTTTCGACTTCAATGTCCAAACAATTTTTCACTTGTGTTGGCTTTTGTTTTCACTACATTTGCAAATGTAATCGAATAAAATTATTTTACAAATGAAAAAAACACAACACAATTTGCATGACGTACTGGGTGCGTTTGTAAATGAAGACCACCGAGAAGAAGCAACGCGCTTGCTGTACCCATTACTAAACTTAAAAGGAAAGAAGCAAGCAAAAGAAGTTTGGAAAGACAGCGGAAGAACTTTGTCGCCAGAAGTATTTAATACTGTTTGCGACATTGTTCAAGAAAAAACAGGCATTGACATTCGTACGAATAGAAACAAAAACAAGGACGTTTCATTTGCACAATTTCTTGCTTCGTATGCTTTGTATTATGAGTTTGTAGTAACGAAAAAAATTACATTGAAAGAACTCTGTACACAGTACATGCCTTGGCTGAAGCATTCGCAAATTCTTTATGCGATACACGCCATTGAAAATAAAATTGGAAACGAAAAACTTTTTAGTTTGCTTTTACCTTTTGCAGAAGCATTGGTTCATAAACAATTTGGTTGCGTTTGGCAAAGACTGGTTACATTGAAAGCAAGAACAGCAAGCACACCAAATGAAGTCAAACAACATTGACGAATACCACCACGAACGTTTGCAACTTTACTTGAAGAAAACAAAATTCAAGACAATGCAAGCAGTCATTGACGAACTTGTAAAGCGTCACCGCAAGGGTGAAAATATTGCGAAGCATGTAAGCGTTGTCATAGGCCAAGACCACGAAGAATACATGATGACGCTTTGCAAGTTGGGTGAAAATTCAAATACAATACGATGACAGAAATAGAAATAAAAACCGAAGTCAGAAGACTAACAAAAGAAATGAATTTTCTTGCAGCGCGCAGACTAATGAAACCAAGCGTAGAAGACAGTCGTCGCATGTATCAAATTTTTTCTGAATTGTATGAACTTACTGGCGACAAAAAATACCTTTTATAAAAATGGCATATACACCACAACCAAATACTGGCGTTCTTTTTAAGAACAACAAGAAGACAACTGACAAGCAACCAGACTACACAGGCAACATGCTTGTAGGTACAACAGAAATGCAATTGGCGGCATGGATAAAAGAAGGCAAGAATGGAAAGTTTATGAGTTTGAAAATGTCAGAACCAAATTCAAAAACAGAAACAACTTCAACGAACGACGGCGATGACATGCCGTTTTAGAAATGGTTGAATTTCTACCAAAGCAACTTGAATGTTTGCGTGCGCTTGCAATAGACGCACCAGCGAAAGTTGTTTTGTTTGGTGGCGCGGCTGGTGGAAGCAAGTCTTTCACTGGTTGCGCTTGGCAAATTGAAAGACGTTTAAAGTATGCTGGAACGCGCGGCTTAATTGGGCGCAGCAAACTTGATACGTTAAAGAAGACAACGTTGCGCACATTCTTTGAAGTCGCTGCGTTGTATGGACTGCGTGCAAACGTTGACTACATTTTCAACGCGCAGTCAAATATTATTTTCTTCTCGAATGGAAGTGAAATAATTCTCAAAGACTTGTTCGCGTATCCGTCCGATGTTATGTTCGACCAACTTGGTGGCTATGAATTAACGGACTTCTTCGTTGACGAAGCCAGTCAAGTTAGCAAGCGTGCAATTGACGTGTTGCGTTCGCGCGTTCGTTTTAAATTAAAGCACTACAACATACCGCCAAAAGGTTTGTTGACATGCAATCCAAGCAAGGGTTGGCTGTACAATGAATTTTATTCGAAATGGAAAGAAGAAAAACTTCCATCGCACTACGCTTTTATTTCAGCAACCTCACACGACAATCCATACCTTCCAAGTTCATACATTGAAACGCTCGAACTTCTTCCAGAACAAGAACGTTTGCGCTTGCTGGTTGGTTCTTGGGAGTACGACGAAAGCGCAGACGCGCTTTTTAATTACGATGACTTACTTCGTTGCTTCCGTGACGAAACATATACTGGTGAATTTTTCATTTCTGCTGACATTGCGCGACTCGGAAAGGACCGAACAACTGTTTGCCTGTGGCGCGGTTTGCAGTTGCTTGAATTGCATGTAATGAAGAAACAGCGCATAACCGAAACGGTTGACTTTATTCGTGCGCTTGCAATAAAAAATAATGTGCGTTTGCAAAATGTTATCTGTGACGAAGATGGCGTTGGCGGTGGTGCGGTTGACGCGCTTCGTTGCAAAGGTTTCTTGAATGGCTCGCGCGCAAAGAAACCAGAACGCTTCGTCAACTTAAAAGCGGAATGTTATTTTAAACTTGCAGAACTCGTTGAGCAAAACAAAATTATTTTTTTGTCGAAGCACAAAGAAGACATTGTCAAAGAACTTGACATGATACGTAGAAGAAACATTGACAGCGACAACAAACTTTCTATTATTTCCAAAGAAGAAATGCATCGTATGCATGGAATGAGTCCAGACATTGCCGATGCAATTATGCTGCGCATGTATTATGAGTTAATCCCATACGGAAAAATTCAGTACATATAACAATTTATTTTTTCTTTATTTTTTTTTCTTTTTTTTCTTGTTGACTTTCAACAAGTTAGCAATTTATTTTTACAAAAATGAAAAAAAGTTTTTTTATTTCAAAAGTCGTTCTATATTTGCACCATCAAACAAAGCAAAACGCAAGCAAACAACAAGCAAACAATTTAAAAAAACAAAGCGATGAGAACACTAACAAACAACGACGGAACTAAAAAAGCAATCATTTACGTAATTGACTTAGTGACACCTGTGCTGGTTAAAATTTACAAGAACGGTAAATACAAAGGTTCTTACACTTATAGAAACATTGATTCGGCATGTGCACAGGTTAACACATGGCTTGCGAAATAATATACAACAAGCAAAACATAATATAAATAATAAATACAAAAAACAATGGAAACAAGAATTAACAAACCAGAACAAATGCAAGGTATTTTAAAAATGAAAATGGATTACTTGCGAAAGAAGACTGAAAAAGACATGAAAAAACTTCAAGAAAACTATGTGTATTATTTGCCTTGGTGCGGTGAAGAATTATGGAAGAACCAATTCATGCTCGAGCACTATGAATACTACGCTAAGAATTTACCAGAAGACACGGATGCCGCTAACGACTATTTGACCAGAACAATAAAACAACTCAAAGAAATTTGCATGCGTTCTTATAACGTGCGTACTGACTCAACTGGTGCGTTACATCGCGAAACGTCAACTTGGAAGTTTCAATGCCAACTAGATATTATTGACTTTCTGGAAAACCTTGCACGCTAATTAAACACAATACGACATGAACTACATTAAACAATTGCAACAACAGGTTGCAGAACAAAAACAAATGAACGCTGACTGTCAAGAACTAATAACCGCGTACATGAAATACTTGGCAAGCCCAAAGTTTCACGGTCATAAAAACAACTACATAAACGCAACCGAAGCATACGACATGCTGCAATTAATTCGCAAACAACTTTCTTAATACAAACCACAAAATATAAAACAACATGAATAACAAGACAAGCAAAGAAGTTCTGGAAATGATGATGAACGACAGGGCAGAAACGTATGACTATGTACGAGCCCGCATACGTGAAACAACGGACGTTTACAAACTACGTGCAATGTTATTGGATACACTGGAAAACGCAAAGAATGCAGAAGAACTTGCAAACGACCTTCTCGAATTTTACATAGAATACTAAACAAGACAACAGTGGGGCGCGCATACTTCCAACGCGTATCATCAAAACAAAACAATTTTAAATTTTAATTTTATGTCAAACAACACAAACACATTCGAGGCATTCCTCAACAACATTGAAATTAACGGTGCACGTTCAGTTGAAACGCTACAACAAATTGGTCTGGACTGGACAGTGGACAAAGTTCAACTGTGCCTTCCAGACGGAACACCAGTCAATCATTACGCAAACCAACGCAGCGATAACAAAGAAGTCTTGCACGTTGTTTCAGAAGGTTATTTGGTACTCCAAAACGAAGAACTTGTTGAACTATGCGAAACCGTAGCAAAGACATTTGACTACAAAGTTCATAAGGGCGGTGCGCTGAATGGCGGTCGCAAGGTTTATGTGCAACTCGAAACAGATAGTGTACATGGTATTGGCGAAAACAACGATACTGTTAACCGCTATATCACCGCAGTAAATTCTTTCGATGGCTCAACCGCAGTTGCCTTTGGTTCGCTTGGTTTCACCATTAGTTGTCAGAACACATTCTTTGCCGCAGCACGTCACGCAAATATGACTCGTATCAAACACACCAGCAATATGCGCGAGCGCATAGAAAGCGCAATGAGACAAGTTGAGTATGTGCGTGCAGAAGAAGAAACGCTTTATTCAAAGTTCTTTAATATGGCAAGCGTGCAAGCGACTCCAGAACATATTCGACAAGTAGTTCAGAAGACAACAGACGTTGACATTTTCGCAAGCATCGCCAGCAATAAAGACATGCATTCAACACGCAAGTTGAATATTGCAGAAAGTTTACTTGCAAGCATTCAGCGTGAGACGTCTTACAAAGGCATGACGCTATGGGGCTTGATGTCTGGTGTAACGCACTACACTTCGCACATTCAAAGCGCACCAAAACGCGAAAACGGACGCATCGAAAGTAAGTTAACAGGACAGGCACAAAACATGGACGCAGTTGCATTTGACTATCTGGAAAAAGTTCTTCGATAAAACAAACACAAACAACAGGCGCGTGCAATACGGCACGCGCTTCTTCTAAACAAACACAAAAAACAATATGTACAAATTCACATTCACAGACAAACAACACAAGCGAACGCACGTACTTACATTCACAAGCGTTGACATGCTGGAAGCAGAACTTCAACTAAATGTTTTGCGCGTTACCTACAAACTGCCAGAATTTACAGAACTGCAAGACGGCTCATTCGTTGCCGAAAACAAAACGCACCGCTTTCTTCTGGAAGAAATACAAACACAAAATGAAATACAAGAAAATGGAAATACTCAATTCTGAAAATAACAACTACGTTGCGTTACGCAGCGACATAGAAACGCGTTTGTTTTTATTGCGATGCATGCCAAACCTTCCAGTTAATTACACAGAACACAAACACGAACTACGTGCAACTTGGGAAGGCTTGACCAGAAGCGAAGCCAAACGAATAGAACGCATCATTGCCTATTTGCGCACTGAAATACTTCAAACCAAATTCAATTAAAAAATGATACGCCAAAACACCAAAACAGGTATGTACGAAGTACGTGCATTCATTGAAAGAAAAACAGACGGTTTGTTTTATTCTGGAATACAGGAAAGAACAAACGAGGAAATTTGGAATGACAGTGGTCGTTCCTTCCCTTGCCAACATAGTTCTGTTTACTTGGCACGAATTCGACCAGAACATTACACAGTTCACTTCATTACGCAAGAAATAATTTAAACAAAAACAAAATGAGTTATACGCTAACAATTCAAAACTTCAAAACAGAAACGGTTGAAGTTCTTCAGTTCACAAATATTGCAAATGCATTGCAAGAATTATATGCGCGTTGCGAAACGTACGGCTTCAATGTTACACCAGATAACGATGGCAACTTTGTCGCTGGTGGCGTTAGCGAAGAATGGCGCATTGAATTAAACAGTAATTTCTAAAAACACAAATACAAAAACAAAATGAAAAAACTTTTCACAATTAAACGCGAAGAAGAAATTGAAGTTGACTTCAAGTTTCCACTTTACTTGCGGCCTAACAACTACACTTGCGCTGCAATACTTGACGAAGAAATGCATATAAAATGCAGCATTTATGAAAAGTACCGCGCCATTGAAGACACAGAAATTCAACATTCTGTGTACGTTAATTGTTCGCCAGACAAGTACGAAGTGAACAAACTGCTTGAAGAATTTTTCAGTGGCAAGTCCAAGCAAATAACTCCAGAAGAATTTGACGCGTTCTATTTCAACGCCCGCAAATTAGTTTCAATACAATTTAATAAACTTGACAGCGATGCACTTCCAGAATGAAACACTTGACGCGTTGCAGAAATTCCAAGCACGCTTGAATTCGCAACCAGATGAACGCGGCATTGAAAGCACTCCAGATAAGAAAGCATCAACGCTTGTTGTGTCGCATGTAGAAATGACTTTGGACGAAATGTTTTTTGGTCATTGGCGTACAGAAAATTTTCAGTGGTCGGCAATCGCAAACGAAGTGCAAGGTTCGCTTGAATTGGTTTGCTTGCATCCAATTACAGGTTTCGAAATTCGTCGCATTGGTGCTGCGTCAATTGTCATTACAGTTGACAAAGTTCCAGACGAATTGAAAGACGACTTGCGCGAACGCAACCGTTGGGCGCTGAATGCTGACAATAAGAAACCAAACGCACTTGACCTTGCGTTCCCAAAACTAAAAACAGAATGCTTGAAGAACGCTGCGTTGTCACTTGGTAAATTATTTGGACGCGACTTAAACAGAAAGAACAAAGACGAATACCGACCTTTCAAGTTGAAGACCGCTGACAATATGAACCAGTTGCCACCAACTACATTCGACAAGTTGCGCATTGCAATTGAAAATAAACAAGACGAATTCGAAGTGCGTGAAGCAATTGATGCGCTTGCAGAAGTAATGTCAAAAGAACAAAAACAAACTCTCGAAAATTTAATCGAAGCAAACTATGGAAACAAATAAGTTCGTACTGGACGCGCTGCAACACGCAGCACAAAATACAATTGCGTGGGATAAAATGAGGCTTGGTCGTTTTACTGGAAGTCAAGTCAGTTCTTTGTTTACCGAGCCAAGAACAAAGGCGGACAAAGATGCTGGAAAACTTTCACAGACTGCGCAGAAATACGTTTTCTTGAAAGCGATGGAAGAAGTTACTGGCTTGTCAAACGATGACGCGTATGGACGTGCTATTGATTGGGGCAACGAATGGGAAGAACATGCGTTGCAGAAAATTGCACAGTTCATTGGAAGCACAGAAGAACAGACGCAACTCAAGCCTTCGTTTAAATTATTCAATGAATATAGCGGAGCAAGTCCAGACGCAATAATGTTTGACGCGCGTTACAATTTAGAAGTTGGCGTCGAAGTCAAGTGTCCTTTTAATTCCGTCAACCATTACATGCATACGCAAGTTGTGAATGGCGAAACATTAAAAGAAGTCAACGAAGATTACTATTGGCAAGTGCAAATGAACATGCTAACTTTTGGCAAAACGTGCTGGTTGTTCTGCTCATTCGACCCACGCCAACCAGAACATCGAATGTTACACGTTGCGTTAATACACGCGCACGCAGAAGACATGGAAGAAATGTGCAAGCGCATGGAGCGTGCCAATGAAATGAAGCGCGCAATAGTTGCGCAGTGGTTACAACAATAAAACAAAACAGAAGTGGCGCGTGTAATGCGTGCCACTTCTTTACAAAACAAAAACAAAATGGAAAGAAATTCAATAGTATTCTATCGCTCGTTCTTTGAAGCAATGAAAGAACTGGAACCGAAAATGAAAAGCGACGTGTTCGATGCAATAATGGAATTTAGTTTTAGCGGAAAAGAAATTGAACTGACTGGAATTTCAAAGACTGTTTTTATTCTTATCAAACCACAACTGCAAGCAAACATGCGACGCTATGAAAATGGAATGAAACCAAAACGCAAACGCGAAGCAGAAGAAAAGCAAGAAGAAAGCGAAACGGAAACTAATAAGAATAAGAATAAGAATAAAAATGAAAATACAAATGATAAATTTGTTGCACCTTCTTTGCAAGAAGTAGAAACATTTTTTGCTGAAAACAATTTTAAACTTGAAGTTGCACGTAACGCATTTCATTACTACAACGAAGCCAACTGGAAAGACAGCCGAGGCAAGTCAATACAAAACTGGAAACAAAAAATGCGCGGTGTCTGGTTTAAGGACGACAACAAAAATGTAACTTCGTCAACGCAACAAGTTTACACCGCACCAAAGAAATACAGACCAGCATGAAGACGGAATTCATAAACGATAAAGAACTTGAATGTGCAGTTCTTGGTGCGTTCTTACTGGAACCGAAGTCGTGCGTTTTGTACATGGATGAATTAAACGAAGAAATTTTTTATTCGCTTGAAAATAAAAAAGTATTCGAAGCAATTCAACAATTGTACAATGCTGGAAGCGCAGTGGACTTGTTGACCGTTACACGAAAACTTCGTGAAAATAAAATGCTCGAAGAAGTAGGTGGACCAATGTACGTTTCGCAATTGACAAACCGAGTTGCTGGAACTGCAAACATTGGACACTGGTGCGCAGTGCTAAAACAACTTGCAATGAAGCGTGCGTTCGTGCGTATTGGTTCAACTGTATCAAATGAAAGTTCGGCAGAAGAACACGATGCGTTGGAAATTTACACGCGATTCATGGATGAAATGAATTCCGTATTTCAGAATAACTTGAAGCAAGGCGCAAAACAAATGAAAGACATTGTAGCAGAAGCAACACAGAATATTGTTGCGCGTTACAATATGAATGTTGAAGTCAGCGGTTATTCGACAAGCGTACGTGCCGTAGATAGAATTCTTGGCGGTCACCAGAAGTCCGACTTGACATACATGGCTGGCCGTCCAGCAATGGGCAAAACTGCAATGGCGCTTTCAGAAGTTCTTGCACTTTCCAAGAAGCAAATTCCAGTTGCATTTTTTTCACTGGAAATGTCAAACGTGCAACTGGTGTACAGACTTGCGTCAATGGAATGTGGTATTTCTGCCGAGCAGTTAATGAAGTACAAACTGGATACGGACGAACTGCGAACGTATTACCAGACCGTTGACATATTAAACGCATTGCCAATTTACATTGACGACAGTTCTTCACTTTCTGTTTTTGACTTCCGTGCAAAACTCAAGCAACTTCAGTACAGACACAATGTAGAAATTGCCTATATTGACTACATACAATTGATGAACTTTGGTGGCAGTAACAAGCGCAATAATATGAGCCGTGAACAAGAACTTTCTTCGATAAGTCGCACGTTAAAACAAGTAGCGAAAGAATGCAACATTCCAATTGTTGTAATGTCGCAACTGTCCAGACAAGTTGAAGCACGACAAGACAAGCGACCAATGCTTTCTGACTTACGCGAAAGTGGAAGTTTGGAGCAAGACGCAGACGTTGTTGTCTTTCTTTATCGTCCAGAATACTACGGCATTGAGCAAACAGAAAACGGTGGAAGTACAGTTGGACTTGCTGAATATATTGTTGCAAAACAACGCAACGGTGGAACTGGAATTGTGCCAATGAAATTTAAACACGAAGTCATGCAATATGTCGATTGGAATGAAGAAGAAACCAAAGTCAATTTCGCTTTCTGAAATTTATATTGTACGTGTGTTCGATTGGGAACAAGACGAATATTGCAGTTGGTTGCATTTCACATTTGCAGAAGCGTGGGAAATGTTTACAGAACTGGTTGAAGACATGGAAGCGGTTTTTGCTGGCGGAATGATAATGTCCGAAGGTCATTACTATCTTGCACAAACAGAAGAACACTGCGTGCAAATGTGTCCATTTATAAATGAATACGATGAAACAGAAACCGAAGACGTGTAAAGTATGTCGTACGCGCTTTGTTCCGCTTTACAGTACGCTGCAACCAGTTTGTGCAAACGTTCACTGCGTACTGGAGTTTGCGAAGTTGAATAAACACAAAAAAGAAAAGCGCGAATTGAAAGCAATGCGCGAACACGTCAAGTCAATTAGCAGTTGGCGACGTGACTTGCAGCAAGTCTTTAACCAGTTCATTCGCATGCGCGACCAACACAAGGGTTGTATTTCGTGTGGCAAGCCATTAAATACAAAGTTTGATGCTGGACATTTTTATTCTGTTGGCTCATACCCAAACCTTCGCTTTACAGAAACGAATTGTTTTGGTCAATGTGTAGAATGCAACCAACACAAGCACGGCAACTTGCTGGAATACCGAGAACGTATACTTGAAAGAATTTCACAAGAAGAACTTGAAGAACTGGTTGCGAAGAAAGACTTGCCACTGCGCTTGACGCTTCCAGAAATTAAAGAAAAAATTCAATACTACAAAAACAAAATTAAGTCTTTGAAAAAATGAGTGAAGAACACGACGGCTGGCCAGAATCAAAACAAATAATTACAGACAAACAGTTTGTTGTTGCGGTCGTTATTGCTGCAATACTTTTTACAATGCTACTTATCACAAAGCTATATGAACAAAACAAAGAAGACAACAAGAAAACAAGTGAGCACGCCTACAAATGTGCTGAAAATAGTTGACGAAGAAGGCAACAAAATTATTTCCACGCATCACGGAACGTTCGCGACAATTCATTTGCATTTGAAAGAAGAAAATTTTCAAAGAAAAATTGGCGTAATACTAATTCCAGAACGCGAATTTCATGTGAAACGTGACCGTACGAAACACTTTATGCACCGCACGCGTCAATACGGTTTCAACCATTACATTTTAGACAATGCAAAGTTATTTGACACTGTTGTAATTGAAGACGAACACGCACGCTGGCGCATACCACGCACAACAATGTTGGAGCATGGCAAGTTTATGCACTTCAAAAACAACGGTGGCTTCGAACTGCAAGTGTTCGTTTCACTTGACACGCTTGCGCCTTACGAAATTGCAAAGTCAATTTAAATTTCGACTTCAATTTTTATTTCGAAGTGTGGAAAGTCTTTGAACTTCTTCCAGTCACCGCCCCATTTTACTTCTGGTGCAACTTCTTTCAGAATGTCAGCAAACATTTTAAAGTATTGTGGCGACCAGTCAAGCGCACGGTCCTTGCGAACGAACGCAATGTCGAATGCTTGTGCTGGAAAAAAATTGTGCTTGCTTCCAGACTTCAATTGAGTAACAACTTTTCCTTTTGTTGTTCTGCCTTGCGCATACAATGCCGCTTGTTCTTCTTCGGTTCTGTGTGTGCAAGTCAAGAATGGCTTGGGAAGGGTTGGATGCTTTGCAATAAACGCTGCGCTTGCTTTCGTCCACGCTTCTTGTAGTTGCGGAACGCAATCTTTTATGTTACGACTTGGCATCTGCTTCTTTTTTTAGTTTACGCTTTTCAATCATGCGTACAATTAAACCAATTAAAATAATTACAAGTTCGCGCACTCCGTCGCTTGTTGTTGTTGGCAATAATTCTTCCATCGTTTATTTTTTTTTGTTTGTTTTGTTCTGTTTTAACCAGCCAAACAACATGTCCAATATTTGTTTGTGGTTCTCAATTAAGTATATAAAAAACTTTTCGCCCATGAGCGTAGCAAGCGGCACAATAAATTGCGCCTGTGTAACTAAACCTTGCGCGTTGCAATAAACGCTCGTAACATAACCAGTAAAAACAGACATGCCGATAATTGCAGTCCATTGAAAGAAGTTCATTGTGCGTTTCATATATAGTTCGAAAGAAATTTTTCCAAGCAAACCAATTGCAATTCCAAAAATGTATGTGCTGAATTTTCCGAATAGCAGCACAAAGTCATTCCATACGTTTTCCATTTTCTTTTTTAGTAAATAGTTTTTTCAGTAGTTCGTTTTCGTATTTCTTCAACTTCACCAAATACAGTTCGCGTTTTTCTTGTGTTTGTTTCTTCATGGTATTTGACTTATTCTGCGGTCACCATAGTATGTGCGACTGGTTGTAGTATTGCCTTGCGAAAAAATGAAAGCGTTGCTTCCTTTTCGTAGCATAAGTGGCGCACGCTGCGGAAACACATTGTTGTTGTATTCTGGAAACAAAGAACTGTTCGCGCAAAGAAAGTCATACATCAAACCAGTGTAGTAATTCGCGTTGTTTGCTGCGCGTTCCAGCATGTCTTTAAACACTCGGTCGCTAACTGGTTGAGCGTCTTCGCTTGTTCTTTGCACTAGCGTACCGTTGTCAAGTTTGTATGTCAAGAACGGCATGACTTCCACCATTGTCCACCAAAGTACAACGCGTTGCACGTAGTCGTTAACGAGTATCGAATAATTTCCAGACAATGTATTGTTGGCAACGTCATCTTTTAATTTTTCAAATAAGTTTGTTCCAAGATACGGTTGCAAATATTTGTCTTGCGCCAAGTACACAGAAGGGTACAACAAATTACTGTCAACTGCTCCATTGACTTGCGTGTACTTTTTTATGTATGCGTCATTGATAAAAAGAATTTCAGCCATATTGTTTTATTTTTTTTTGCGTGCAGTTCCATTTCTTCCCCACGTTGGGTTGCTTGCAAGAAAGCCATTCCAATTCATGTCAATTGGCAACTTCGCAACTTCTTCTTCGTTGCGCACTTTGTAACCATACTTTTCTGCGGTCTTTACTGCAACTTGTCTTGTCTGTTTGCTGGTCAAACTGACCTTTGTTTTTAATGTTGACATGTACACTTCCTTTTGCCAGAAATGATAACAGTTGCCGCCGCCTTTGTATTTCCAAATGCTGTATGTGTCTTCACCAAATGGGCCCCATCCAGAATTGACAACTTTATTTTCTGCGGCAACAATGTCTTCTTTGCGATACAACATGTCGGCCGCAATCATTTTTTTACAGAACGCACGTTGCGCTTCTTTCGCACCACGATAACGGTAACGCGTCAAAAAAAGTTTGTCGTCAATGCGCTTGTCCTGTTCGCTTATTTGGTTTGGACTTGTCGCTGGTACAATGCGCGTTGCGAATTCATGCAAAACAATGCTTTCAACTTCTTCTTCGTGTTGGTCGTCCATGTCATAGTCAACTTCGAATGCGTCAACAAGAATATAATTTTCTGGAATAACGTCACCGCATTCAATTAAGAATTCAGCAACGTCGTTGTCTTTCATTTCTTCTTTCTTCACGCGTGCAACAATGCGTGCTGCCCATGCTTGACCAGCGTCACCGCCCCATAACTGCCACGCAACACGACCAGCAGTTGGAAAGCCTTCTTCGCCTTGCTTCCAACCAGTTGCTTTTTTATCTACTTCATGCCTTGAAAAATAACTGTGCATTCGCTTTACTGTGTCAAGCGACAAATTCTTTTTGTTTGAAATGTCACGCGCACGCGCAACACCAACCATTGTTCCACCGCGACCAAATTCTTTGC